TGCATTTTCAGAGAGGCGATTTTTAGATAGCCAAGCCATCTTTAAACTCGATAAGAACGATTAGCCGAATGAACGAGCTTTTTCAGCTTTGTTTCTGCAGCCATTAAATATTCAACGGCCATCGAACTTGATTTATATTCGACTTCAATATCACCGACTTTTTCTTTTATCGTTTCCCTGGGAATATTCGCCATTGGATTAAAGCCGCCGTCAATAGAGATTGCGATCTCCATTTCTGCTTGCTGTAATAATGTAGGAATTGAATCGCTGGCAATATAAAAGCCATCTAATGAAGCGTTTGATCGAGGCCACATTAACGCCTGTTCTATTGATTTTTTATAGCCGATGAAATTTTTTGATTCTAGGTAATCCATTGCTTTGATAAGCAATTCAGCTTTCAGCGCGTCTGTGCTGGCTGTTAGCGTGACACCGCGATCAGATGCGTATGTGCCAAACTCTGTTTCTGTTACATAACTATTTGATGATGCGCTTCCTGTTCCGGTTTCTTTAACTATAGTTGCCATTTAAACGCACCTTCTGAAATTAGAAAAATAGCCGCCCGATTAAAGGCGGCTATTGATATTTACTAAACTATATCTACCCTGTTGGCTTCTACCATTTCAGCGGCAGTTTCTTTATCGACTTTGGCAAAATACTTTCGTTCTTTGCCTTCGCCTTCTGCTGTGAATGGTACGCCCCATAATGAAATTGTATCTTCACTAACAGGATAAATCGTAACAATTTTTACCAGTTTAGCTTTTGCAGGCTTCTTTTCAGCCTTAGTTTTATCGACCATTTAATTTTCCCTTGTTTGTATTGCTAAAATTAAAAACTACGTTTAGTTATTGATAGAAGGTAAACGTGCGATGCCTTTGCGATTGAAAGATGCAAAATTCGAGTAAGACTTAACCCGCATAATGTTATTATCTTTCGCTTCTGCTGCACCAACATTTTCAACAACAATCCCAGCTTCAACACCGATTGGGTGAATCATAGAAACACCAACTTTGTTTGAACCATCATCCCAAACGCCCGCATAAATAGACGTTAATGCGCCACCGGTTACAGCCGCGCCATTTGCAGTCTCAACGATTGAAAGGTAATCATTCTGGAAAATTGGGATGCCTTCATACACTGAAACATTCCGAGTAGTACCGTTTGGCATGGTGAAAGTCATAACTTCATTAATTCCACCCAATGCACGAACCAGGATTTTATAAGCGCGCAAAGTACGAGCGGGCATCATAATAAAATCAACTTCGCCATCTTTCGCTTTAACAAGATCCAATAAAGTATCAAGTAATGCAAACGATAATGCTTGACCGGCAGATGCAGGCGTATATTGCGCCGCGTCAACAAGTGAGTGAAAAGAATTAAGGTTTGGAGTTGAGCCATCACCGGTTGCCATACCTTGCTGCAGTAAACGGCCAACGGATTTTGCTTTTGAACTGATTTCAACAGCCATCTGATCAACGCCAGCACTGCGAGATTGAGCGGCCACAAGACCATTCAATTCAGCATCACCGATTGTAGTAACAGCGGTAACTGTTGATTGCGTGAAAGTTGCCGCAGCTTTAGCTGTGATAGTTCCACCAACCGCTAAATGTTGAGCATCGCCCAAAGCATTTTCACGATTCATTACTAAACCTTGACCTTCATAGCCCGTCCAGGGAACAGCCATCCAGATCGGTGAAGTGGTTATAATATCTTCTGCAACGCCCTGAACAATCTGGTTGTTGATTAGTTTTTTCGCTTCCGCGAGAGTTTGTGTAGCCATAATAATTTAATCCTTTTAAAGTTCTTTTAAGCCCTCAGCGATTTTCTGAGTGCTGGTGAGTTTTACATCTGCGGCACCGCCGTCATTATTATCCCCACCGAGAGCACCGCCGCCGTTGGATTGATTGCCTTTAATTAAAGAGGCAAAATCTTTATCGTTCTTAAATTCGTTTGCTAAATCGCCAAAAGATGAAACAGTTAATTCACCTTCTTTATTCAGAACTTTAACCTTACCTTCTGAATGCTGCAAACGCTCTAAAACAAATTTACTCAAAAGGGGAATATTTTTCCCTTCTGCAATCATTGATGAAATTTCAAACGATGCAGTTTTCAGATCCGATGTTGCGATCCCTTTCTTAACTCCATCAAGTTCAGTTTGCATTAACGCACGCGCATCTTCACTTGATTTTAATAATTGTTTTGTATCGCCGCTGGCTTTTGCTGCATCTTCAATAGATTTTAGCCTTGCCGTTTCTGCGGTTGCTGCATCTTCAATCGCTTTTTTGCGGTTTGTTCGTTCATGCTCTAATGCGCTTTTTAAGCCGCTAACATCTTCAATGCCATTCACATCAAGAACAAATTTTTCACCTTTTTTAACATAAAGTGCTTTCACACCTTCATCTAAACCATCGAGTGTATCTAAGTTTAATTCCAAAGCCATTTTATTTTCTCCTGGTCACAGACCAATTTTTTTAATTTATCCACCGGATAATTGAATTATAGACATATAAACATATTATTAACAACTGTTAAGCAAACGCAAGCGGATTAAGATCCTCAAGCTGCTTCAAATTATAAATTTTCCCCGTTGGATCAGTGAATCGATCCAGTTTTAATTTGCCGGATCTGAATAATTTTGATCGCTCAGATCCTAAAGCCTCATCAACAAATGAAACCGGTTGTTTTTTTAACCAGCCGCTATATGTTGTTCTGCCTGAAACCTGCTTTGTGCCGGTGCCGCCTATTGATGGCCGTTTTCCTTTTACGCTCGATCCTAAATCATATTCAGGTTTTACCGCTGGAATTGTTGTTGAACGGCATCCCCAATGTGCAGGCGGGATCGGATCAATTCCTGGATTATTGAAAAGCATTCCATCACGCGATCCGCAGATCATAGTGGTTCGACCGTCTAAAGTTGAAACCCAGCGATAGCCATCAAGCAATTCTGAGTTCTGCATATAAACTTGCTGGCGGGCAACAGATGAAGCGTTGTTTGTTATTGTTCTTACAAGGGTGTCAATTTGCCTGCGCTGCAAAGTGTTTATCATGCCGCTGAGAGCTTTTGAAATTGCAGGCGTTGTTTCTCCCAGCGCGATCCCTTCTCTTACTGTTCTTAATATCTGCCTTGTTTTATTTGCGCTGAAATTTGCAAGTGCTGCCTCGATTGATATTGTTGCCCCTGCTTCGATAGCCATCGGCGCATTCAAAACTGCAGACATCAGAACAGCTTGATCTGGCAAAGCAAAGCCCACTTTAACATCCATTCCTTTATCAAATAATTTTACTGAAAAATCCGCTTCTGATATGGCAAGGCTTTGCGCGCCTTTAATTGTTTGATTTGTAATAGTTCCAAACGCATCAAAAGCTAATTTCTCAATATCATTGAGAACAGCAACCAACCGATTGCGCTGAAAATCTGTTGGCTCTTGCGCTAATCGTGCGGTGATGCTTTGGCGTAATCGTTCAAGCCCTTTTTGAGCCTGCAGCGATTGCCCGCCTGCATACCTCTGCAAAAATACTTGGTGGCGTGTAGCCGCATCGATAATGAATTGAGATGAGGACATTTATTTTATGATAATGCTGTATTCATTAAGGTGGTCGCAGCTTCATCATCTATGTCTTTGTCCGTTCTGTTTGAACTGATCATGTTAGCTTTTCGCAAATTGGTGCGCATATCTGTTACTGCGATAACCCCGCGATCCATTAACTGAATTTGAGCAACAATAGATTGAGGATCTAAACTTGAATCATATAATTCTTTATTTATATCGATCTTAATTTCGCCAGATCCACCCATGAACATTTGCGCCCATTCATAGCATTTTATAAATCCATCCTCAACATTGGTTATTAAAGATCCGATTTTTGAATTTTGACCGGCAAATCTAATTTTCACGCCGTCAACAGTTTGATTGCCGCTGCCATCTTCAATCAATCGTGTTCCAATTTTTACAAGCTGTTCTTCTTTTAACTTCATACCTTCCAATGGCATTTGATTGGACGCTGCCTGCAATAGTGATGCGCTGCCGCCTTCTGGTAATAGAATCGCGCCCATAGATCCAAGCGTTACCCCATTCGGCATATTTTTATCAACCCAGCCCTGATTCAATCCGGCAATCGCTGGCGTTGGTTGACCGACAAGAAAACTTGATTCTTCATAATCCGCTGAATTTCGATAATGCGAAATGTTTACTTCTGCAATATCGTACAGCGGTGCTTTATCTACTGTCTCACTGTTATTAACAGATCCGATAAAGGTAAACGGAATATGATCCCACACGGCACCATCATGGTTGCGCGGGATTAGATCTGCAGAAGTGATTTCGTTTCCTTCTTCGTCAATTTCGCCTGTTGCAAAATAAACAAGTTCATTTTCAGCGTCATATATGTTTTGAACATACATATTATTCTTGAGAAGTAAAACGCGGTGATGAGTGGCGTTCGTTAGTTTGAATTCATCATCTTTATCTTGAACCTGTACGATTTCCCGTAAAACGATCATTGATAATTTTGTTTCGCCATTAATAACGGCTGTTCGCCAGTTAATAATTGAAGTTGCCGGATACGCAACAATTTTTGCTTTCAGGTTTAAATTAGTAACTTCTGCCTCTGTTAATCCAAGAGGCGCGCAAGGATAATCAACTAATAAGCCATAACGGCCAAACAGCATGACTTGATGTGAAACT